GCCGGGGCTAATGGCTCTGCTCAGGCGTCGGCTGTTGCTGGTAGTGCCCCTGCGTTGGCGGCCCTGCTGCAGGCGTCGGACATGATTATCGAAATCATACCGGCAACTCCGCAGACTGCCGGCGTGTCGTTCACAGCGACAGTCACCGCGAATGGTGTGCTTTGGCTCACGGCATCCAACGGCACGGGCGGTGCCTATAACCCGGGCGCGCAGACCTTCACGGTGTTCGCGCTTCGCTTGAAGACTGCCTAACATGGGTACGTATTCGGATGAAGATCCGAATGCTGGCGTAGGTGAGCGGCTCGTTAACGCGATCCGCAAAACCGTCAAGAGTGCATCTCAGCTAGCTGCTCCACGTAGCGTCGCTGAGATTAAGCAACGAGAACAAGATGCGACGGACGAAGGGCAGCACGATCCTTCGACGCTCGCTAGAATGAGAACCGGCCAGTCATCGGACACGAATAACTCGTATAATTTTTAGATGAATAAAACCTGCAGCAAGTGCGGGGAGAGTAAGCCACTTGCTGAATTTAACCAGTATCCTACTGGCGCCTATCGGGGCCAGTGCCGAAAATGTAGAGCAGCGCTACAGCGGCAACGTAACGCAAATACGAAGGAAGCGCGCAGGCAATATATGCGACGTAAGCTATACGGCCTATCTGACGAACAATTTCAAGCAATGCTCGCCGCTCAGCGCGGCAGCTGCGCGATTTGTCAAACAACGCTTGCTCTCGATAAGAATGGTCTACACATTGACCATGACCATACGACGGGCAAAGTTCGCGGATTACTCTGCGGACGCTGCAATGCAGGCATTGGACATTTAGGCGACAGCGAGGAAAACCTGTGGCGAGCAGCGATGTACTTGGCGGACAGCAAGAAATTACCCTAAAGCTGCACCCCGGGCAGCTTGCGATATGGAACAGTTCCGCGCGCTTTAAGGTTGTTGCAGCCGGCAGGCGATTCGGTAAATCGCATGTTGCGGCGGTTTCATTGGCCGCTGCTGTGATGAAGACGGAACACCGGGGTCATCTGCTGAATTCCGAGTATGCGGTGTATTATGTGGCGCCTACGCAAGATCAGGCGCGCCGCATTATTTGGAGCAAGCTACGAAACATTATGGGATATGAGGCCCAAGGCGGCCTAATCCGTAATGAAAATACTAATGATGGGTGGATAGAAGCCATTAATGGCCGTCGCATCTACATCAAAGGTGCGGATAACCCGGATAGCCTTCGCGGCATAGGTCTTTCGTTCGTTGTCCTTGACGAATACGCCGACATGAAGGCATTCGTGTGGGATGATATCATATCGGATGCGCTGGCTGATGTTGAGGGAGAGGCGCTGTTTATTGGTACGCCCAAGGGCAAGAACCACTTCTATAAGCTCTTCATGGGTGCTCTTACCAAGCCCAAGTTTGATCCGATCACAGGCCGTCCGGCCGATTGGTCAGACTGGGAAGCCTTCCACTTCCAGTCCACTGACAATCCTTTTCTCAAAGAGAGTGAGAAGCGCCGCATGCTCGGCGGTAATCGCTCTATAGAAACCATCAAGCAAGAGGTAGAAGCCTCGTTCATATCGGGCGGGGGCAAGGTACTCAAGCCTGATTGGTTTGAAATTGTTGAGCATGCTCCTCCCAAGAATTTGGGTACGTTCTACATTACTGTCGATCTCGCTGGCTTCAAGAAAGAGGGAGTAGGCGGCAAGCCGCTGCGCACCGACGAATCGGTGATAGTTGAAGTCCAGATTGTCGAAGATACGTGGTATGTAGTGAATGTGCAGCACGGACACTGGGACGCTCGCGAATCAGCACTGAATATAGTAGTTACGCTACGTAATTACGACTCGGCTCGATTTGGTATCGAGCAGGGCATGGCTAAGGAAGCCGTTGCCGGCTATCTCGAAGAGTACATGCGCGCCTTCGGCACGTACCGCACTATCGAGGAGCTACGACATGGCGGCCAGCATAAGACAGATAGAATTCTTTGGGCCTTACAGGGCCGCGCACAGCGCCGCCGCATCAAGCTGGTAAGGGGAGAGTGGAATGATTGGCTGCTCGGACAGATTGCCGACTTTCCAGATCCTCTGGCCAAAGATGACGGCATTGACGCTTTAGCGTATGTCGATCAACTTTCTGTAGTCGTCTATCAAGACGAATCCGAAATAGAGGAATGGCAACCGCTTGATCTCGACGCAGGCATATAAATGTCCGTAATCCCGCTGCAGGGCCAAGCTCATATAGTTGACACGCCCGAAAGCATTGAGTCGGATGCCAAATATACAGCTACAGTCCTGCCGGGGGCCGCTCTCACTTCGTGGGTGTACAATCGCGTACAGCGCTGGGAGAATGTCAGAGACCGCGGCTATGGCCGCCTATGGTCAGAATACTGGCGCATGTGGCGCGGCAAATGGGCCGCAGAAGATCAGACGCGGGTATCCGAACGCTCCCGGCTTATCGCCCCTGCGCTCGCGCAGGCCATTGAGGCCAGCGTCTCCGAGATAGAGGAGGCGGTGTTCAGTCGCGAGAACTGGTTTGACATTCCGGATGATATGCCCGAAGGGCAGATCCAGCAAGCCGCCAAAGAGCGCGATCAGCTACTTGTCGATCTCGACAAGGTGAATGCCAAGGATGCCATTAGCGAGGCGGTGCTTAATGCTGCTATCTTCGGCACGGGCATTGTGCAGATCAATACCTACGTGGCTGCGGATAAGCGCCCTGAGCGCGATCCTAACACGAAGGAACTTAAGCCGGCGGATAAGGAACGGGTGTTCGTCACTGTCGAATCCATTCGGCCCGATGAATTCATTCCTGATCCCGCTGCGAAGACGGTAGACGAGATGCTCGGCGCCGCCGTGCGGCGTGTCAAGACGCAGCACAGCATTCTTGAGAAGATCGAGAAAGGCATATACCGCAAGGATGCCTTGCCGTTCATCCTTCCTCAGCATCGTCAGGTGAATTATGACGTTGACCGCGCCATTGACCCGCAGTCCATCATCACCATTGCCGATTCAGATGAAGTGGACATTATCGAATACCACGGTAAGGTGCCGCTGGCATATATCGCCGCCCTCGAAGTTACCGAATCCAAATCCGAAGTAGACGAACTACTGGCGGAAGCTCCCCTCGCCAATGGCGAAGGTGAGGAACTGATTGAGGCCATCGTAACCATCGCGAATAATCGCGTGCTGTTGCGGGCCATTGCCAATCCCTTCGTTATGAGCGACCGCAGCATCATCGCCTTCCAGTACGAGAAGGTACCCGGGCGCTTTTGGGGACGTGGCGTAAGCGAGAAGGGCTACAATGCTCAGAAGGGCCTTGATGCCACGATTCGCAGCTACATCGACGCTTTAGGCTATGTTGCCGCCCCGATGCTGGGGATTGATTCAGGCCGCATGCCGCGAGGCTTCAAGCAGGAAGTCCGACCGGGCCGTATATGGCTAACACAGGGACCGCCTGATGAAGTCCTGCGGCCGGTGGTGATTGGTGAGCTAAACCCGGCGCTGTTCCAGACAGCTTCAGAGATGGAGCGCATGGTGCAGATGGGGACGGGTGCCTTCGACACGGCGACGGCCCTGAAGAATCAGAGCCAGTCAGGCGCCAATAGCGCCTCCGCGAATAGTATGCTTATGGGCGCTTTCGTCAAGCGGGCGAAGCGTGCCATACACAACGTAGACCGCAACCTGCTCACGCCGGTTGTGACCAAAGCGCTGTGGCGCTACATGCAGTTCGATCCCGTGCGCTATCCGCAGGACTTTCAGTTCCGCGTCAAGACATCGCTCGGCATCGTAGCTCGCGAAGTAGAGGCCGCCCAGCTGACACAGCTGATTGGTATGCTGCCGGATGAGTTTCATCAGGTGAAGCTCGTGCTGGCGCAGGGCATCGTAGAGAATACTGCCATCAGCAATAAGGGGCAGATCTTACAGGTTATCGCGCAGGTACTTAACCCGCCGCCGAATCCGCAGCAGCAGCACTTGCAGCAGCTGCAGATGCAGGCCGCGGAGGCTGAGTTGCAGGAGAAGCTGGTCAAGGTACAGCTGACTCTGGCGCAGATCAAAGAGACGCTTGCCCGTGCTGCGATGGAAGGCCATAAGGCCGGTGTATCGACCATAGAGCTTCAGCAGGAAGCGCAGAAGATACAGCAGCAGTGGGACGAGATTGAAAGTCAGAAAGAGCAGAACCGCATCTCGCGGCAGAAGCTCTCGATTGAGGATAAGTCGGCGAATGCACAGCTAATCACTGCCCACGCCAACATGATAAAGGCCAACAAGCCGACACCTAAGCCGGCGTCATAATGCCTTATAAGGCATAAATGCACAATATGCCCTCAAGGGCATTATCGGGAGAGAGACGATGGATTTGAACGAACTGAAGTTCTTGTCAGACGAGGACAAGGACCGTTATATGAAGCTAGAGCGGTTGTGGTCACAGCCGGGGTGGGCGCTCGTTATCGAGCTTGCCGCCCAGCTAGCTGCTACTCACAAGGATCGCGCGACATTCGCGCAGACTTGGGAAGCGAATCGAATGGCTCTTGGCAGTGCGTTTGCGTATGACCATATCTCGCGCCTGCAGGAGTTGACCGAAGCTGAATTTGAACAGAAAGTTGAAGCTGCCCGTACGGCGAACAGAGACGCCGACGAGGAAGAGAATGAGTAAACTTCTTTTTGATTTTGAGTGTCCGGAGCATGGTCTTTTCGAGGAATTGGTAAAGGCGTCGCGTAAGACGCTCCCATGTCCCTCGTGCGGGCGAACTAGCATCCGGCAATTCCCGGCTCCACGTATCGACAGATTAGGTATGGCGACTCAGGAGGGGGCAACCCCAACTTCCATAGACTACTTTGAGAAGGTACACCGGGAACGCAGGGCAATCGAAGACAGGCGATATGAACGCAACGGCGACTACGGCTCTGAGGCTGGTAGCGACGGTGGGCGAGGATATCCGGTAGTTAGCGATCCTGTTTGAGCCAATAGCCACAATCCCTTTCGGGACGGACTAGGAGTTTTAGATGCAACTGGTAGACGTTAATGACGATGGCGGAAATCTGGCGGATCTCGATAAAGAGATAGCCGAGGCGGCTGCAGCCCGTAGGGCAGCGGCAAGTGATGGTACTACGAAGGTTTCGGTTGGGACTACAGGCGATGAGCCTGCACTTCCGGCTAAGCTGCGCGGTAAGTCGCTTGTCGAGCTTGCGGAGATGTACCAGAACCTCGAAAGCGAGCATGGCCGAATGGGTAATGAACTCGGCAACATGCGGCAGCTTGCGGATCGACTGTTGGAAGTTAAACGTGCAGAAGACCTAGGGCGTACTGCGCCGACAGCTAAACAGCCTGCGAAGGTTGAAGTGTCTGCTGCAGAACTGCTCGAAAAACCCACTGAAGCTCTTGATAGATACACTTCAAGTCGGGAATCGGCTCTTGAGAGCCGCGTAGAATCACGTCTGATGCGGATTGAGCAGAGCGTAATGGCCAATCAGTTTGGTGCAAGGCACCCTGATGCAGAGCGCGTTGCGAAGTCCCCTGAGTTTGCTGATTGGGTAAATCAGAGTCCGGTTCGTCAACGGGCAGCGCAAGCTGCACGCAGCGGCGATTTTGGATCGGCTGATGCCCTGCTTAGCGAATTCAAAGATCAGGGTAGTAAGGTGAAGCAGCCTACACAGGAAGCCGATAAAGGCAACCTCGAAGCTGCTCGTAAGGCATCACTTGAGACCGGCGCCTCTAAAGCAGGCGGCGGCAGTGAACGCCAGACTCAGGGGAAGCAGTTCAGCCGTCCAGCGATTATGAAGCTGCGGCTTACTGACCCCGAGAAGTACTACTCGGATGAGTATCAGAACGAGATTATGGCGGCCTACAACGAAGGCCGAGTGAAGTAACATCCGTCTCTTGATCCCTAACCCCTCTCTCACAGGACTAAAAAATGGCTCTTGGTACAAATAATATTGTTCTGTCCGCTGTACCTAACTTTATCCCCGAGTTGTGGAGTGATGAAGTTATTGCATCGTACAAGAGCAATATCGTGGTTGCGCAGCTTGTCCGCAAGCTGAACTTCCGTGGTAAGAAAGGCGGCTCGATCCTGATTCCGACTCCGACCCGTGGTGCTGCGAGCACTAAGGCGGCGTCTACTCAGGTTACGCTTATCCCCCACGGCCCGGATGCTGGTCTGACTGTCCAGATCAACCAGCACAAGGAATACTCGCGCTTCATCGAGGATATCGTTGATGTGCAGGCCCTTGCTTCTCTGCGACGTTTCTACACGGACGATGGCGGGTATGCCATTGCCAAGACGGTTGACCGCTCCCTGATTCTTCAGGCGACTACCTCCGGTTTGGCCTTTGGTACCTCACCCGGTACAATCGTCGTAAACGCGAACGGCAACATTGACCAGTCTTCGACCTTTACCAATGCCTCCATTGGCGATGGCTCGGCCGCGTGGAATAGCGCGACGAATGGTAACGATGTTGACTTGTCGGATCTCGGTATCCGTCGCTTCATTCGTAACCTTGATAAAGTTGATGCGCCGATGGCAGGCCGATACCTGCTGGTCAGCCCCAACGTCAAGGGCGATATGATGGGGTGGAGCCGGTTTACGGAGCATGCGTTCGTCGGTGAGTCTGCTGGCAGCAACACCATCCGCAATGGATTGGTGGGTGATGTGTACGCCGTTCAGGTGTACGTCACGAACCAGCTGGCTCAGGTAGGTGACGCGAACGGTTCATTCAACCATGACCTGTTGCTGATGTTTCAGCGTGACGGCTTGCTGCTCGTTGAGCAGATGGGCGTCCGGACGCAGACTCAGTACAAGCAGGAGTGGCTGGCTGACCTGTTCACGGCTGATATGATCTACGGTACTGCTGGCCTTCGTGGCACGTCGGTACTGCCGATTGTTGCGCCGTCCAGCTTCACGGATGGCTAATAGCTGACAGTCAAATGGCCCTGTCTCGCAAGGGACAGGGCCTTTGGCCTTTCTTATAAGTAATCATCATGGGAGACCCAATGGCTAAATCGAAAGCACCGGAAACGGTTGAACCGCAGGCTCCGCCTGCTTTGCAGATGCCCACTGTGGGCCGCGCGTCCGCTGGTTTAGATAAGACGGACTATGCGAATCTGCTGAATCTAGTCGCGCGTGCGACGTATAACGGAATTCAGGAGTCCGCGGCAGGCGTGGCGCTATTCTCTAAACTGCAGGCTTTGGTAAACGCGCCGGACAAGAAAGAGGACAGCAAGGCGAATGGCAACGACTCTAAGGGTAGTGCTTAATCGGGTATTGACGGCTACGGGATCTCCGCAGATTCCGTCTACCACGACGACGCTTACCGACTCCCTCTCTCTCAAGGCACTGGAATTCCTTAACCAGTTCAAAGAGGAAATAGAAGACGCATCCTATTGGCGGGCATTGCGTCAAGTCTATACAGTCAACATTACAGCTAACACCAATAACGCCCCGATAACGGGCGCAGACGAGCGTGCGAGAGTTGTCCGTGCGCCTGCACCGCAGGCGGGGCAGCTAGCGCCGCTCGTTTTTGACGTTACGGCCCCGAATAATCCTATTCAGCTTGGCGAGATTCCTCTATCCGAGCTTCTGTACCGAGCGGCCAGTGATGCCGTAGGTACGGTACAAACCAACTCCTCTTACTTCGCTGTCGACATACAGAACGATCAGGCAGTGCTGTATGTCTATCCGGCGCCCAATCAGAATGTCACGATTCAGCTGCACATGGTACAGCCGCCCCGTGCGCTTGTCGCTACGGATCTCGATACGTCGGGCCTGCTGCTGATACCGATGATTCCTCTACTGCTCGGCACCATTTGGGCGATCCTTGAGGATCGCGGCGAGGAGCTTGGTGCTAACGCGATGTATACTGAGGAGCGGTGGCGCACTGCCCTTGACTCCGCAATTGGCCGCGATGTTGGCGAGTCCGGTTCGCTGGATCAACTGATACCAGATCAGGTACCGTTCGACGGTACTTCTGGCGGTGGGGGCGGCGTCGGTGTTCAGAGACCTAGCTAATGCCGGTTGCTGGTAATCAGCGCAGTCTGCGGCGCATACCGCCGCATCCGCAGGTATTGCCGATCACGACGGCATCCCCCGGGCGCCTTGGCCTAAATCTGCAGCAGTCGCAGACTGTTCTCCCGCCTGAGTGGGCGACAGAAGCCGCGAACGCAGTGATTGACTTCAGCGGCCGTATAGCGGCCCGTAGCCCGCTCAACAATATCACCGGCACGCCGGTTGCCGGCAATCCTCCGATCAAGACGATCTTCGAGCATCTGTCCGCATTGGGCACTACCAATCAGACGATCATTGCTTGGGATGGTGGGATTAGCAACAACCTAGTTAATCCTTCTGCCGGCCTGATTAGTGGCACTGCACCCGTCAGCAATGGTACGTGGTATTTCCGTAACTTCATTGATGCCAGCGGCAACAACAAGGTCATTGGCTTCCAGCCCGGGCAAAAGATCATTGTCCGTAATGGAGCCGGGAACTTCGCGACGGTCGTAGAGACGGCAGGCACGGCTCCGACAGGCGGTGTGGGCACTGTGGCTTATGGTCGCGTCTGGCAAGTTGCCGCGGATGGCCATACGATCATGTATTGCTCGCTTCTGGATGAAACGAAATGGGGCAGCGGACACGGCGATGCTGGCCAGTTCGATATGGCGAATGTCTGGCCGCAGGGCACAGACACAATCACCGCCATCACGGCCTATAACCATACCCTCATCATATTCGGCACTCGGCAGATTGTATTTCTTGCCTCCCCGAATGCTTCGGCCCTTGGCCTAGATGTCACGACGCTGGGCGTTATCGACGTTATAGAAGGCACCGGATGCTATTCGCAGTTCACGGTGCAGGCCATAGGTGACACGGATCTCGTGTGGCTTTCCCAATATGGCGTGCAGAGTATGCAGCGCCTTATGGTACAGCGCAGTCGCCCAACTACGCAGCTGTCTAAATACGTTCGTGATGCTATTCTGGCGCAGTTAACGGCCGAAACTCCGCAGTCCCCGGCAACTGTAAAGAGTGCCTATTCACCTACTCAGGGCTTTTATGCCCTCAGTTTCGCCAATTCAAAGTACACATGGGTATTTGATCTTCGCTTTACATGGCAAGATCAAGAGGGTGATACCATCTGTCCGGTCACACGATGGACTGTCGGGCCTACGGCGCTGTTTGAAACCGTTGAGCGCAATTTCTATCTGTCGTCCTTACTAGGCGGCGCGGTCGCGCAGTATCAGCTGGGAACAGAGAATGGCGGTACGTTCAATTTCCAGTTCTCGACCCCTTGGATGGATCTCGGCTCAGAGTATGCCGTGCGGCTTAAGGCGCTCAAACGTCTCGGCGGAATCATACTTTCCGTTGGTAGCGTCAATGTGACGTTTACCTACTGCACAGACTTCTCGCCTAACTGTATTGCAGCTGGCGTCGTTACGTCGGCATCAGGCGGCAGTTCGGAGTGGGGCATTGCTGAATGGGGCATAGATGAGTGGAGTGGCGGGCTACTGCTACAGCTACTTCGCGTTCCTGCATATACTACAGGTCAGTATTTTCAACTTTCTATCACGGCGTCAGTTACCGGCCAGTTTGCTGTGCAAACGTCTGAGCTTGTCGCCAAACTAGGACGCATCGCTTGAGTAATTACACACAGGTGACCTTCTTCGCTCCGAAGGACTCCTTGCTTCATGGTGATCCTAACAAGATCATACATGGAACGCAGGTAGACCCGGAGCTTGCTGCTATTGCGACGGCGATTGCGACTAAGTTCGATGTGCTGAATATGGGTAGTATTGCCCAGTTAGCTATCGGCAGCGGTGCAGTAGGTGCTCCGTCCTATGCGTTCGGTTCAGATACAACTACGGGCCTATATCTCTCCGCTGTAGGGACTCTTGCTATTGCCGCCGCAGGCGTGAATGAAGGTAAGATCGGCGGAGGTATGATACTCGGGGCGCCGACAGGCGGAGTCAAAGGCGTCGGCACGCTGAACGCGACCGGCCTCTACATCAACGGCACAGCCGTTGTTGCTGGCACAGGCGCGGGGCTAACCAGCGCCAATCCCTCCGCCGTCATTGGTCTCTCCGCAGTTAACGGCACAGCCACTACGTTCATGACGAGTGACAGCGCCCCGGCGCTGAGTCAGGCAATCGCGCCGACTTGGACAGCTTTGCACACCTTTACGAAGGCCGGGGAAGCGATTTTCGTTAACAGCGCCTCGCCGTTCATACGAGTGCAGGACACGGGGGCTGCCGGTAGCATTCTCGAACTTAAGGTAATAAACCTTAAGGCTATCATCAACACCAATTGGACGACAACGGCAACACCACTGTCGTTGCAGATTAACGGCACGGAAGCCATTGGGATTGCCACTACTGGGGCCGTCTCGATTGCAGCGCCGAGCAGCGGTGATTCGCTGTCCATTAGCAACGCCGGAGCGGGCCAAAATCTAATTGCCTTAAACACTACAAGCGCCACTTCCGGCCGCATTACATTCTCGAATTCTGGAACGCCGTTTCTTTATATTGCGAGCGCCAAATCTGTAATTTCCGGTGCGTTTTCCAACACTGACGCAGCTTTTTACTCAACAGGGCAAGTAGTCATATCGGCAGGCGGCGCATCCATCCAGCAATTTATTTTGGGGGTTAATGGCAATCTCACCCTCAGCGCACCGTCTAGCGGAACGGCGCTGACCGTCAACACGGCAGCTTCTGCTTTGTCTGCAGTCTTTACGGACGGCACGGTTAGCGGCTTTATTCAAGCATCTTCGACGCTGTTCGGCGTCGGTACTTCCACGGCCCACAGGATAGGGCTTTGGACGAACAATATTGAGCGACTGACGATTAACTCGTCCGGCGCTGTTGCCGTCAACGCGCCGACTAGCGGCCGGGCATTTTCTGTCACTGCCGTATCTGGACAATATGCTGCCGCTATACAGGGAGCAGGAACGTCCGGAAATAACTTCGGCCTTTTAGTTAGCGCGGGTGCTGGAGCTGGGGATACATCTTTTGCTGTTCAAAATTCTGCTCAAAGCGCGGTTTTTTTACAAATTCTTGGAGATGGCCATGGCACGCTTGGGCCTACTCTAACTTCGGGAATGCAGTGGACGAACGCGGGCGCTATAACGCTCAACGCGACAAGCGGTACGCCGCTTACTGTACAGGCTAGTGGCACAAGTCTCTTTAGTGTCAACGGCACGTCGGCTCCGACCATTCAGGGATACGGACCGACTGCTGCTGCCCTTGTGGATATGACGCCAGATACCGGCACGTTTACTATCACGTACACGGGCTTTACAGCTGGTGTGACCGGCACCGCCATATGGGCTCGTGTGGGTAATCTTGTCACGCTGTTCCTGCCGACAGGTACGGGCACTAGCAACACTGTTAACATGTCCGCGACGGGTATTCCTAATGTGATCAATCCTACAAGAGCACAGTGGGTATGGGGAGTCGCTGGCCAAAACAATACGCTTAATCAGGCGCTCAGCGCACGTGTAGATGCGGCCAATACGATCACATTTGGCGCTGGCGCACCCGGTACTGTGGCGGGCTTTACTGCATCTGGCACCAAAGGCGTGTTTGCCGGCTCTACGATTCAGTACTTGCTCAACTAACGGACTATGAAAAAAATGACAGACTATGCAGGTTGGGCACAGGCGGCAGTAGCAGGAGTTATTGCCGCTGTCGGTACGGTCTTTTGGGCAGGCGAAGCTCAGACGCAGATCAAAGATCAGAAGCATCAGATCGAACAGCTGCAGACTAAGCAGGCCGCCGATCATGACAGTGTAGTGACACTTGCTGCCGAAGTACATCAGATCCAAGCTGACACTGCCGAGACAAAGGGTGATGTCAAGCAGATACTACAGAATCAGACCGACGTGAAGCAGGCTCTAGAGCATTTCAATCATGCCCATCGTTAATACGAACGGCCCGCAGGCCGTATCTACTCTGATGCCGACGCCGCAGTACACCCTAAGTAGTCTAGCTGGCCCATCAAGCGGCATGACTGGGTTCAATGATCCGACTGGCGGATGGATGAATCTGCTCGGCGGGCTTGGGGCCTTGGGTGGTGGACTGTCGCAGGCAGGGGCGCAGAATAACAGTGCTTCTCTTGCCCAGCAGTATGCCGCTATGGCCAGCCAGCTTGGCGGCTTCGGCTTCGGGACTGGCCCCGGAGGCGTTAGTGCTACTGGCGCCCCTATGGGCGGTGGCGGTAACATCGGATTCGGCGGATTCAATCCTGCGTATCTCGGCCTCGGTAGCCTAGCTGGCGGCAATGTTGGAACAGCGGGCGGCATCAATGCCCCCGGTGGGCTTAACTCCGCGCTCTCCGGAGCTTTCGGGCAGGCCGCTGGCGGCCTAGGGAGCTTCAATCCCGGCCTTGCCGGCGGTGCTGGCAATGCTGATCTACTTAGTGCGGCTAGCCTTGCTGGTGGACTCGGTGGCGGTTTCCCGGGTATGGCCACTCAGCAATATAACGCTCTGCAGGCGCTGCAGAGCCCGGCCAATATCAATGCGGCCAATTCGCTCGGCAACTCGCTGTTCGGCAGAGGTATGCTCGGCTCTAGCTCGGGCGGCATATTAGGGCAGCAGTTCGGACAGGGATTGGCACAGCAAAGTTCGGCGGATGCCGCGGCTGCGCAGGGACTTGGGATACAGGCGTTAGGCACGCAGGCTAATGCGGCCAGTGGCCTGACGTACATGGGCAACAATTCCCTGAATTCAGCATTCAGCAACTTCGGCAATGCCTCGATGCTCGGGCCGAATGTGCAGTCTAGCTATCTGAATCCGGCGATGATGGGTATTACCGGAGCCGGCAATCTGACCAACACCGGCCTTGGCCTGTACAATGCCGGCCTTCAGGGCGCTCTTGGGCAGAATCAGGCAGCGGCCCGCGCTGGCTATCTCGGCACTACCAATGCCAACTCCCCGAATCAGCAGAGCCCGTATGGGCAGCTGCTTGGCAATCTGTTCGGCGGACTTGCTACCGGAGGCGGCGGAGCAGGTGGCAGCATACTGAATGGTCTGTTCGGTACAGGACAGAACGGCGGCGGAGGTATTCTCGGGCAGCTGTTCGGCGGTAACAATGTGTCTGGTATCAGCCCTAGCGACTGGGCGTCTGCACTACAGGGATTGCCGAATGCAGGAGGCGTATCCGGTATCCCCGGTGTTACGTCTTCATTGGATTCTTATCCGGGCTCGTTTAATGCCGCGTCGGATGCTGGGCTAAACGGCCTATTTGGCGCCGATGCCGGCGCTCCCGCTGCGTCTTCTGGCGGTAGCATACTTGGTGATCTAAGCGGCGCAGGCGCCGCGGGCGCAGGAATATACGCTGGTATGCCCGCCGCGGGTGCCGCTGCAGGTGGAACAGCCGCTTCTGGCGGCGCGTACGCCGATTACTTGTCTAACTTAGCGCAGACCGGGTTTGCTAGCAATAGCGGCGTTGCCGGTAGCTTGGCCGCCGCTGATACCTCAGCGGGTGGCGGTGCCGCTGCAGGCGGCGCTGGACTCGGCGCAACCGCGGGTCTAGGAGCAATGGGCTTGCTCATGGGACTCGGCATGGGCGGGTTCTTCAGCGGAGGCACAGGCCCGGATAACGCAGGATGGCAAGGCCCTACGCCGACAGGATACGGTCAACCCGGGTACATGCCGTACACGAACGGCTTTCAAGGCTATAACCCGTTCATCAGGCCGGTATAAGGAATCAAATGGCGGCTACTAATCCGTTTCAGCTTGACGATCCGAATGCGATTCTGACAGAGCAGAATCAGCAGATAACGTCTGACCTTGCTGGTCAGGGACGTGGCACTCCGCTGTCTCAGTACGGCGCGGGTCTTGGCCAGCTGTTCTCGCGCTTTATCGGCGGCAATCCAGCTGTAGAGAAAGCTCGCAATATTCAGAATGCGAACGCCGTCGCTCAGGCCGGATTGGCCCCACAGGGCGATAGTGAGTCTGACGTAGATTACGCAATTCGTTCGGCCCGTGCTATGCACGACGCCGTTGCTCCGTATGACTCTAACAAGGCCGGGCAGATTCTCGATCATATCGTGACGCTGAATCAGCAGAAGACGCAGCAGTCCTTGCTCAACGAGACACTTTCGGAAAAGCAGAACCAGCTAAAGACTGAGAATCTGCTTTCCAAAGGTTCGTATGTTGTCGGCACTGCGGATGGTAGTAATACCTTCTGGCGCGGCGATGTCCTCAATCCTGATGGCTCGCTCAACGCGGCCAAGTATCAGGAAATGCAGGATGCGCTGAAGGCGAATCCGCAGGCTATACGGCAGACCGAGGAGAACTGGGCGACCAATAGAGCCCGTGTGGCAGAAATGCAGGGACAGTCTCGTTTCCAGATCGCTCAGCTGAAAGCCGCCCAGTCGCAGGATCCGCTAGATCCGGAGACTCTATCTATGGCCGCTGCGGATGTTCGTGCGAACGGCCGGCAAGCTATGGGTCAGTATGCTGGCTATGGGCAGGCCGGACAGGCCCGTAGGGATCAGATCAACGCCGAGGTTGCCCGAGGCAACAAAGAGCTTGGTCTTAGCGACACGGATATGATTGCCTATCGCGCACAGGTGAAGGCTAACGCCGGCACTATCGGCGGACTACAGAAGTTCGCCTCCATGCTGACCGTCAACGCTTCGCTGGCCCACAACAACGGCGACAGAATCATTGCTTTGTCGGATCAGGTTAATCCGTCGAAGTGGTCTGACTTCAACGCGCTGGCGCAGTACGTCAAGACACATACTGGCGATGCCAATGCTGCGGAATTTCTTAGCGTGGCAAACACGTTCCAGACTGAGGCGGCCCGAATCATTGCCGGCTCTCCATCAGGTGCGGGCGTGCTATCGGATACCGCGCGGCATGAACTGCAGTCCATCGTAGACGGCACCCTTGCCCCCGGAGCGCTAAAGCGCGTCATCGAACGTCTATATACAGAGTTTGATGTCAAACGCGGGGCCTATAAGCAGCAGATGCAGGAACTTGCCGGAGGCATTAGCAACGTTGCTGCTGGCGGTAGCCCCTACGTCATACCGCCCCCTGCTGGCGGCGGAGGCAAGACCCTAACGTACGACCCGACTAAAGGGACGTTCCAGTAATGACGCAGACGGTCACAGTACCGGGCGTGGGTACCTTGCAGTTCCCTGATGACATGTCTCAGTCGGACATGCAGGTTGCCATTCACAAAAACTTCCCTCAGCTTGGGGCGCCGCCAGGACAGCAGCAGCCGGCGAATCCCACAGAGGGAATGTCTACCGCGCAGAAGTTCCTTGCCGGCGCCGGGTCTACCCTGAGCCGCTGGAATAATACTATGCGGCAGATGAATGCCGGGGATGCCGTCAATCCCGAGACTGGCGAGGTAGTGGATCAGTCCAAGCTGCGGGCCGCTGTGCAGGCCGATATCCTTGAGCAGCGCCAGAGGGATAAGCCCCTGATGGCCACCACTCCGGGCTCCCTAGGGGCTATGGCCCCCAATGCCGCCCTCACTTTGGCGGGGGGTATCCCGGGAGCGGCTGCAGGAGGGGCTCTAGGAGGGGCTTTAGAGCCTACGGTAGAGGGAGACAAAGGTATAATGGGGATGTCCCCCGGAGCCTCTAATACACTCATGGGAGCCGCGGGCGGCGCCGCGGGGGGGCTAGCGGGCAAAGCCCTAGGAGTTGGCCTCAAAGCTGGGGCTAGCCAGCTTACCGACGTGGGACAGGAGGCTGTAGCCTTCCTGAAGGCCCATGGGGTCAATCTGAGCCTTGGGCAGCAGACAGGGACATCCATCGGCCAGACCGCGGATGCCGCTTTAAGCCAAGTCAAGGATCTCACTACCGCGGCCCTCAAGTACATGGGGGTGACTTCGGATAGAGCCTCGACTAGCGTCATGGACGGGGGCAGGAAGGTGCTGCAGAACACCTACGACAGTATAGCTGCCCGTACGCAGGTGCAATGGGATCGTCCTCTACAGGAGACACTCGGGCATCTAGAAGCTACTGCCGGGGATTTGCTAGAGCCCGGACAGGCCAAGGTCATCAATACGGCCATTAGCAAGATACGTAATATGGCGATGAGTAACGAAGCGGGGGCTCCGCCTGTCACTATCAGCGGCACGGCCTTCAAGAATCTCGAATCGATGATAGGCAAGATCGATGGCGATGGGGGCAAGCAGCCCTTCGTGGATGGCATCAGTAGTGCTATGCGCGAAGCTATGGCCCGCTCTGCCTCTCCTGCCGACGCGCAGCTACTTGCACAGACGAATCAGCGCTACGGCGCTATGAAGCTCTTAGAGAAGGCCATCGGCAACAAGGGAATATATGCTGACCGGATCGATCCCAACAAGCTCGCTGCCGCTGTGGACGTTTCTCAGAATGCATCCGCTAGCGTGTACGGGCGCGGAGCCAATGCTGACTTGGCCCAGCTTGGGAACTACGCTGGACAAATCATGGGGCACGAGCCCGCAGAGCGATCAGTAGGTGCGCTGGCCGGCGAAGTTACGCGTCGGCTCGCTGTGGGCGGCATACTTGGCTACGGAACCTATGGCCGTACTGGCTCTATCGGTGAAGGTAGCGCTTTGGGTATTGCTGCTGCTTTGGGTGGACCGGCACTAGCCCGCGCTGCTGCTTCCAATCCTGCTGTCATCAAGGCGGTATCGGCGTTCGCCAATAAGCAGGGCATTAGGTCTGCTGCTGAGGCGGCTGCGTACGTGGCGCGCAAAGGTGGGCAGGCTGCTGGCGGAGCGGCGCCGCAGGCGCTAAGCGGGAATGGGCAGTAAATGAATACCGCTCGGCTCTACTCGGATCTCAAGACAGCCGAAGGCGTACGCTATCAAGCGTACAAGGATAGCCGCGGATACTGGACAGGTGGCGTAGGCCACTTCCTAGATCAGTCCGTTGACTGGACTGGCCAGCGTTTCTCGCCGGGACAGGTTGACGCTTGGCTACAGCAGGACGTAGATACCGCGATTGCCAACGCACAGGCGCAGCCGGAATGGAAGGCCCTCGATACAGATGCCCGCCAGAATGCTTTCTGTGAGCTAGTATTCAACATGGGCACTGCTAAGTGGGATGGCTTCGTGCATGACCGGCAGGCTATGGAAGCGCAGGATTGGCCCACTGTCAAAGCTCAGCTAGCCGATAGTGCGTGGGCTAAGCAAGTAGGGACAGCAAGATCCCAGCGAATAGAGAACTATTTACTGACGGGAGAGTTTGATGGTGGATCAGCCGGCCAAAGCGCCGCATAATCGGTTTACCTCGAAGCGCTTTATCTTCTCAGTGATCGGCCTAGCTACCGCCACGGCAATGCTTTGGTGTGGCAAGCTCGCCAGTCACGACTGGGTTTGGGCATTCTTCGGGATTCTAGCCGGACATAACATCGTTGATCTAGCACGCGCATGGCGCGGCGGATCGCAGTAAAAGGGAGACAAGATGCTTGCATTATTGAAGTTGATACCGTTTAGGGACTGGCTTTG